AGATCATTCAGGCGACGCACACGACTGAGTTAGCGGTTAACTTTGGCCGTAAGACAAAAAATTTGATTGAGGCTGACGAGTTCAAGGAGATTTTTCCGGAGGTAAAGCTTGCGGCTGACAGTAAGGCGTCTGGTCGTTGGGACACGAACAAGGGTGGTATGTACTACGCGGTTGGTGTTGGTTCTAACTTGGCGGGACGTGGTGGTGATTTGGTGATTATTGATGACCCGCATTCGGAGCAGACTGCTATGAGCAGTAGTGGTTTTGATGATGCGTGGGATTGGTACACGGGTGGTCCACGTCAGCGTTTGCAGCCGGGTGGCAGTATTGTTTTGGTTCAGACTAGGTGGTCTGAGAAGGACATGACGGGTCAGTTATTACGTGCGATGGCCAAGGACCCGTTGGCGGATCAATGGGAAGTTGTGGAGTTGCCTGCTATTTTTGAGGATGGGACTCCGTGCTGGCCGGAATTTTGGAGTTTGGAAGATTTGACAGCGGTTAAGGCGTCAATTCCTCCGTCCAAGTGGAACGCTCAGTATCAGCAAAATCCTACGGGTGAAGAGAATGCGATCATTCGTCGTGAGTGGTGGCGTGTTTGGGAGCCTGCGAAGATACCGCAGCTTGAGTATGTGATTCAGAGTTACGATACGGCGTTTAGTAAAAGGGAGACGGCGGATTATTCTGCGATTACGACGTGGGGTGTATTTTATCCGAACGAGGGTGGTTCGGGTCCCAACCTGATCCTATTGGACAGTAAAAAGGGACGTTGGGATTTTCCTGAGTTAAAACAAGTTGCGCTTGAGAGTTATCAATTTTGGGAGCCTGATACGGTAATAGTGGAGGCCAAGGCTAGTGGTATGCCGTTGACCCACGAGCTACGGAACATGGGCATCCCGGTTGTAAACTTTACACCGAGTCGTGGTAACGATAAGGTGAGTCGAGTACACAGTGTGTCGCCATTGTTTGAAGCAGGGATGGTTTGGGCCCCCGATGAGACTTTTTCAGATGAATTAATTGAAGAGGTCGCGGCTTTTCCTAATGGAGAGCATGATGATTTGGTTGATAGTATGACGCAGGCGCTTATGCGCTATAGACAGGGAAATTTTGTCCAGCTACCAACTGATGACTGGGAAGATGAAGAAAACCATGTTAAAGTGAAAATGTATTATTAACTTTTTATGGGAAGGCTCGTGAATGAATAGTCCTGCGGTGAACCTTGGAGCGGGCGGATTCGTGTCCTATTATGAGGACGGCGGTGCAACTGTAGTGTTAGACGATACTACAGTCCCAGAGCAAGAACAACAGTTTGATGAGCGTGGTGTTGGTACTTTTTTTCTTGAACAGTATACGCCGTTTGCTTCGCCGCCTGAAGGCGCACAGTTTGATGCTGATAAACAATCAGAGATACGGGCGTCGGGTAATCCGTCATCCGCGGCCCGCGAAACATATTACGGGGACGACCCTACTTTTTTTGAAACTCTTTCAAGCGATTACGGTTATCCGCTAGTTCAAGACCCTATCGCAGGTCCAAATCGTCATGGTCGGCCAGTCGGTCGCCAAGATTTGCCTACTCCTCAAGAACTAGCGGACGCCCGTGGACATGCCTTGGGCACCGGTATGGTGGCCGCGGACTACGGCCCAAAGACCGCTATGACGGTTGGGAACCTTGGCGAAGACATTGGTATTTCTGATCGTCGTCACCGTGCGCAAGACAAGCGCAATAACGCGGTGGGCATTTCTTTATTTAAACAAGCTGGAATTGATGCTACACCACAACAACTAACAAAGATGGTTGATGGTAAGATATTCCAGCAACTAGAGGCGATTATGGCCCGACCTGCGAATGAACGTAGGTTTGAGAGTGACAAAGATGCGGATATGGACTTATATTATCCGCGTGACTCTTATGGCTATTTTGTCTCGGATCATTAGGAGCGGCAATGGCAAATGGTAAACCAAATGCAGGACTGATGGATGTACCATCGCAACTAGACGTGGACGATTTAACGGCTGAAGTAGAGCTTGAGTTGCCGGATAGTTCCAACGTTGTGATGGCTGACATCGAAGCAACTGACGTTGGTTCCATTGAGATCAGCCCAGAAGACGACGGCGGTGTCGTTATAGATTTTGACCCACAGGATCAGCGCGGCGTCAGCGACGATTTTTACATGAACTTGGCTGAAGAGATACCGGACAGGGAACTGGCCCGTATTTCGAGCGATTTGTTATCTGAGTTTGATGCGAACAAGGCTAGTCGGCAAGAGTGGGAAGATGCTTACACTAATGGTTTGGAGCTTTTGGGCTTTACTTATGATGAGCGCACCCAGCCTTTTCGTGGAGCCTCCGGAGTAACTCATCCGTTGCTTGCTGAAGCTGCTACGCAGTTCCAAGCACAAGCGTTTAACGAATTGTTACCTGCTTCGGGGCCCGTGCGCACCGTAGTAATGGGTAAGGACACTGTTTCCAAGACGCAGCAAGCGTCGCGTGTACAGCAGTTTATGAATTACTACATCACAAATGTGATGGAAGAATACACGCCTGACATGGATCAGATGTTGTTTTACCTCCCACTGGCGGGTTCTACGTTTAAAAAGACGTATTACGACGAAACGCTGGGTCGTGCGGTATCTAAGTTTGTGCCTGCGGAGAACTTGGTTGTTCCGTATGAGACTTCGGACCTCGAAACATGTCCTAATATTACGCAGGTTGTGCGCATGTCGCTCAACGATTTGCGTAAGCGCCAGATAAACGGCACGTATTTAGACGTTGAGGTGTTGCCTGCCCAGAAAGAAATGTCTGATTTGGACGGCGAGTTAGATCGAATTGAGGGCATGGAGCCTAATCAGATTGATTATGACTGCACCATTTTGGAATGCCATGTCGATTTGGATTTGGAAGGATACGAAGATTTAGACGATGACGGTGAACCTACGGGTATCAAGATTCCTTACGTTGTTACCATTTCAGAGGACAACGGTCAGGTGTTGTCGATCCGACGCAACTATCGTGAAGAAGACGAGTTGCGTAAAAAGATACAATACTTCACGCACTTTAAGTTTTTACCCGGATTCGGGTTCTATGGTTTAGGTTTGATTCACACCATTGGCGGTTTGTCACGAACTGCCACGGCGGCGCTGCGACAGTTGATCGACGCTGGTACGTTGTCCAACCTCCCTGCGGGTTTCAAAGCCCGCGGACTACGGATCAGGGATGACGATGACCCGTTGCAGCCCGGTGAGTTCCGAGATGTGGACGCACCCGGAGGGGCTATACGTGACAGCCTGATGCCGCTGCCATTTAAGGGTCCCGACCAAACTTTGTTTAATTTGCTTGGTTTTGTTGTACAGGCCGGACAGCGTTTTGCGACGATCACGGACCTTAAAGTAGGTGACGGTAACCAGCAGGCGGCTGTTGGCACAACTATTGCGATGATGGAGCAGGGCACTCGTGTGATGAGTGCTGTTCACAAGCGTTTGCATTATGCGATGCGGCAGGAGTTTAGGATTCTGGCGCGTGTTATGTCCGAGAGTTTGCCGCAACGGTATCCGTATACGGTTCCGGGTGGTGACGAGCGTGTGATGCAAAGTGATTTTGATGATCGTGTAGATGTCGTACCGGTAAGTAATCCTAATATTTTCAGCCAAGCGCAGCGTATTGTATTGGCGCAAACCAAGTTACAATTGGCTACGCAGGCACCGGAGCTTCACAACCTAGCTGAAGTTTTCCGAGACATGTACGAAGCGTTGGGCGTGACTGACATTGATCGAATCATGAAGTCGGTCCCACAAGAAGAGCCCATGCCTATTGATCCGGCGCAAGAGAACATTAATGCGTTGGACATGTTGCAGCTACATGCTTTTGAGGGTCAGAACCATCAGGCGCATATTACAGCGCACTTGGTATTTGGTTCGTCGCCCATGGTTGGTGGTATGCCACCGGTTGCCATGTCGTTGCAGAAGCACGTTATGGAACACGTACAGATTGCGGCGAAAGAACAAGCGGCAGTTGCATATTTGCAACAGATGCAGCAAAAAGGTGGCCAGCCTGCAACAGACGATGAGATGCTAGAGATTGAGAAGTTGACGGCACAGTTTGTAGCAGAAGGGTTACAACAAGTTAAAGAACTATCTGGTCAGTTGTCGGGAGCGGGCGCTCCTGATCCGTTGGTACAGCTTAAAGAGCAAGAGCTACAGATTAGGGCTCAAGCCGATCAGGCCGACCAAGCGATTGACCAAGCCAAGGTACAGCTTGACGCACAGAACCAGCAGACACGTGCAAGTCAGTTTGACCGCAGGTTGAGTTCGCAAGAAAGTCAAACACAGGCTCGTATTGATGCTGCGTTGCAGCGTGAGCTATTAAAGAACCGAGGAGGTTAGAATGAAATCAGTTGTTAAGGTCAACGGTTCCGCCCCAAAAGACGGACCAAAGCCAGTCGAGTATGCACAGATTGATAAGCAGGGTCGTATTCCATACGGCAAGACTGCTGATGCGCCGTATTCAGATATGCGTATGGAAGATGGCAAAGCGCCGGGTTCCAAGCTGACTGCACGTGGCATGGGTGCTGCAAAGCGCGGCGGTAGTTACATAGGTTGCTGAGATGCCGTTAAAGAAGGGTAGTAGCAACAAAACGAAGAGCCAGAACATCAAGAAATTGATGGACGAGGGCTATGAGCAAAATCAAGCAGTTGCTATTGCTTTGTCTAAGGCTGGGGAAACGCCTGCCAAGCGTATGGCACGTGGCGGAATGGTTAAGGGGTTTAGCCCCATTGCACGGCCACAACGTTTTCAAGGAGTTTTCTGATGGTCGATTTTAGCAGGTTTACAATGGGCAGCCGCCTTTCGGCGTTCCCTGAGATAATTATACCGCCGATAAACCCGGCG